TGAAAATTTATTGCTTTCAAAAACAACAAATTATTTACATCAGGATCTAAAGCTGTGAGCAAATGGATTCATCTCAAAGAGATTCGTCTATATGCTTTTATAGCAGTCTGGATTACACAATGTAAAGAATATTGGCCTATGGTCGATTTGTTGATTACTCGAATAAAAGCGCTGATCAAATCCGCAGGTTGGAATTTTGCATTCCTTTACCTTAAGACTTGTCTTCAGCTCACTATTCAAAGTATCAATGGTACTCCTCTTTCTGGGATGTCTTCCCCGAGAGTTAAAAGAGACCATTTCGGTTTGCCTACTATTATCCCTCACCCTATACGGCTTATCATTCGTGATAAATCGCATGGTGACTGGGTTAAAGTAGTAAGACTAACGCTAACGGTTCTCAGTATTTTCAGAACTTTTCCTACTAAAGTGAAACCCTCTCTTGAGACTATTATAGCCCCATTTGACGGGTTAGCTCGGACATTGAACATGTCGAGTTTGCACACGGTAGTTAAACGTATGAAAATTAGCATCTGTCCAGGTGAATTCGAAGGATTTATATCCGAGAAAGCTGGGCCGAATGGATCAAAAGCAACATGGACATCGCATTTAGATGCTTTGGCCTTTGTTGCCAATCCTCAACAGTTATATGCTTTTCATGCATTAGCCTTTCGATATAATTCGATAGCTTACGCACTATGGCTTGATTTGTTGATTGTAATCATGTTACCTTTCATGCCAATTCATTGGCTATGGAAGTTCCCCCTTAAGATGGGAAAACTATCGGTAGTATATGATCAGGCTGGTAAAGCCCGGATTGTTGCTATATCAAATTGGTGGACGCAGCTCGCGTTACAACCATTACATAACTCTATATTCTCGTACTTACGTCGAGTTCCACAAGATGGAACCTTCGACCAAGATGGAGCATTAGATTATTTACTGGCTAACCGGGATGCTTCCCACAAATTTTATAGTTTTGATCTATCTGCTGCAACTGACCGGTTACCGATCGATTTACAGGAGCAAATACTTCAACTGCTGGGTTACGACTCAGTAAATTGGAGGCGACTGTTAAATATAGGTTGGCACTGGGAAGGCAAACAGATAAGATACTCTGTTGGACAACCAATGGGTGCCTATTCTTCTTGGGCTATGCTTGCATTAACTCACCATGTCATAGTACGATACGCTGCTTTACAAGCGGGTCTTAGTGGAGTTCCTAACTATGTTGTTCTAGGTGATGATATTGTAATCAATCACGATCGAGTGGCTTCAGAATATCTCATAATTATGAGAACTCTTGGAGTTTCTATCAACATGTCAAAATCTATCGTATCTTCGGATATGGTTGAATTTGCTAAGAGATGGAGAACACCGAATATAGATCTAAGCCCTTTGGGGCCTGGAAATATATTAGTGACATTACGAGAACCTTACTTCCTAGGCACATTGGTTTCGGAAGCAAAAAGAAAAGGTTTCTTTCATGATTCTATTTCCCTTAGAGCTGTGATCGACTCACTACCTCAGAAATATTTTTCTAAGGAGATGAGCGTAGCACTTTGGGCGGCAATAGGTATCCCTGAGAAACCACATCTTTTCGCCAGTGGGGCGGTTGTTACACCGTCGTTCTGGTACGCTTTTGAAAGAGGAATTTCACAGGCTCATCGAGATCTCTCTATTTATCGAGCTCTATTAGAGCTAATAAAGGAGAAAGAATCTAATGCCTTGTTGAGTATTTTAGCTGCTGAAGATACTTTTGATACCAATTGGTTCAAAGCCTCTTCTTGCGTGACTAAAGACCCTAGCCTTCGCTTGCTCGAGCGATATTTTAGAGTGTTTTCTCC